GTAGTGAGTTCCGTCAATTCCTGCGTGGGGTCGGTAGATAGTCTAATTGGTTCAGTTAAATCTTCATGATCTATCGTTACCAGCAGGATTAATACCCTGCCGGTCTCCTGCGCGTATGCCGCCTGCCGAAAATTCAAACTTACTTCCGTCATGGTAAAATTTCCAAATCAAGATTTACTTTATAAATTAGTCCGTCTCGTATCCAACTTGGCGGAGCGGTAAAACGCATTTCCAGTTCTTCTTCGGTAACAGGGTCTTCCCACGTAAAGCGTAACGCCCCGCCAGATAAATCAGTAATATAAAAATTTTTAAACGCCGCAAGCTGTGTCTCCGTTAAGATAATAGTGCCTTTAAGCGGCCTGATTGCCGCTGAAGTTCTTTTGCGTACTTTTGCTGGCCCCGTGTCCATTGAAGACCGGATTGAAGTATCGGCCATTGATTCCGCGTAACCTTCAATCAATAATATTTGTGGTAAAGTTTCCGGCCATGTCATCTCGCCACCAGCCTTTCCTTCGCGCTAAAATTAGTTCTCAACACCTGATTGGTATTGGAATTACGTTGGCCCATCTTCTGCGCGATTGCTTTATCAAGCATCACATCTATTTCCATTCCTTGCGATGTTTCTTTTGTTGATGTTGTTATTTCAGAATTATTATTATTGATTATATTAATTACAGGTGCGCCCACGGAAGCCCGGACTCCCAAGTCACCCCTAACTCTCGCGAGAGGAAGTATCGCTTCGTGTCCGGCTTCTCCCATCAAGCCCGCGCCGTGCGCCATCGGAAATATAGTTGGTTTTGTAACTACGCCCCCGCGCTCGAAAGGAACTAAATTTCCCTTATGGAAAACTCCGCCCCTAGATAGGCCGCCAATAATCAACCTGCCGCCGCCACCACCGCCCGCGAACAGTCCGCCAATCCATCCGCTGATGCCCTTACTTAGCGGCTCAAAAATTTGTTGATAAAGAATCATCTTCATCATGTCGGAAATCATGGATTGAATCATGTCGGAAAATGAAGCCTTACCAGTAAGGCAAAAATCGACTATCGCGTTGGCGCTTTCTTTTCCCCACCCCTCAATAGCTTGTTTTAGTTCCGCGTATTTGTCTTCAACAGCTTCCAGCTCTTCGATATGTTCGTTAATTTTTTCTGTACTTTTATCAAATTCAATCTGAGCTTGATTTACGGCTCGATTATATAAGTCGTGGTCTATTGCGCCGATTTTTAAAAGATCATTAAGCCTTTCAAGCTGCGCGTTGTATTTTTCGAGTGGCGTTCTTGTTGAATCATAAAGAGTTTTAATTTCCGATTGTAAAGCAACACGCCTTTTTTCAGCTTCCGCAATTCGTAATACAGATTGTTCCGCTTTTACCGTTGCTTCTTCTCTTTGCTGTGTTTCCTCTTTTAGCTGTTCGGCGCGTTTTTTCCGTGCTTCATCTTCTTTCGCCTGCTGTGCTTCCAGAGAATTTAATTTAGATTCGGTTTCCTGTATTGCTATAGATAATCTTTTATAACTTTCCGCTTCGCCAAAAACCTTACCCAATACGCCTAGTTTTTTTTGCGCTCCCTGAACCCATGAAGGAGTAAGGTTTTCTTGTTTCTTTTTCAGCTCATCAAGTTTTTTTCTTGTATTCTCAATTTTTTCCGGCAGTGAATCAAGTTCATCTGTAAAAGCCCACGCCCCCAAGCCGCCTAAACCTACCCACGCCGCTTTCAATAAGCCGCTTTCGTCCGCGGCCTCTTTCATCGCTTTCGTGATTTCTGTGAGCTTAGGAAGCATATAAGTTGCCAGCGATACGCCCAAGCCCTTAGCGTGCGTGCTTAGCTCTTGCAGATCGTCGTTAAATTGTTCTGCCGCCCGTCCCGTTTCAGTAGATAGTTCGATTCCTAAATCCCGCGCTTTTTGCTCTAGCTGTTCAATTCCAGCCGCCCCAAGGTTGAGCATGGGGATCAATTCCGCGCCCGCCCTGCCGAATAATTTTGTCGCTATGGCAGTTTTGGACGCGCCGTCTTCCATTCTTGCGAACTTGTCCGCAATTTCTTTTAATAGATTGTCTGATTTTTTTAACGCGCCGTCTGTATCAGTAACGCTTATTCCTAGCGCGTCAAACCCATCCCTTGCAGTCTTGAGGCCCAGCGTAACATCCTTTGAGTTACGAGATAATCGCACAAGGCCGGTTTGCAGTTTTTCCAGCTCCACGCCGGATATAGAGGCGGCATATTTGAGTGTCGAAAGACTTTCGGTCGATACGCCGACCTTTTGCGCCATTTTGGAAAGTTGATCTGCCGCGTCAATAGTGTTTTTCATGAACAAACCGAAACCACCGGCGGCAGTGAGCGCAACCATAGCACCCCGAAAACCCAAAACGGATTTCATTGTGTTGTTAAACGTAGTGCCAACCTTGCTTAACGCGCCCTGTATGCCCTTCGCATGAGTCTGCGCGGCACGGCGAGCTTTTCCCATATCACTCTCAAATTGCACGTGATTAGCTGATAGTTCTGCTCGTAATGCACCAATAGGTTCAGCCATTCTTTTTCCTTTTCATTTGTTTCAACGCAGTTTTAAGCTCTACGCTAATATTTCGAGTGCTTTTTTGTAGCGATGTAATCTCTGAGAGTTTGGGAAGTTTTTTCGCTCGGTAAAGATTGGCATTAATCCAAGCGGTAGTGTTTCTTCCATCCGATAACGCCACTACCGCCAGCCTTGTAAGATACGGAGTCAACTCCCAAAACTCAACCGGAGAAATACCAACTAAAACAGCCGCCTTATAAGCCGAAAGAATCCACCCTTCCGGCGGTTTTTTTTTTCATCGCTTTTTGAAATCGGCTCTTTTCCAAAATAAGCCCACTGCAGAGCTTCCTGAACGGCAAGCGACACTGGCACAAACGGCGCGTTCATTTCCAGAATTTTTTCCGCCGTCATTTCGGAATCGTTAATCGCGATAGATAAAATATTTGCGACAACCTCAGGATTAAAAAAATCCGGCGCGTCTCCGTATTTATTCTCTATCGCTGCAAGAGCTTTCCACGTAAACCTCACCGTATAATCCTCGCCGTTAAGCTGGATTTTTTTTTCTCCAAACACGGGATTCATTAAGCACCCTCATAAGACCAGGTAATGTCGTCAGTGATTTCGATGGTGATTGAACCTTCAACCTTGCCATCAACCCCGCCGCTGACGGACATCCCAAGCACATAACCCGCGAACGTAGCAGTCGAAGCATCCGAAAAAGTAAGTTTAAAATTCTTTTCCGTTCGCGCTGCCCGCGCATCCATAGCCGCTTGTTGACCCGTATCGTTTTCCAAATCCCAATTAACCGAAAGCGTAATCTGGCCTTCATCCGGCAAACCAATAAGTTTTTCTTTTGCAGTGCTTCCCAGATGTGAAACGTCAATAACAGATGCAGTTCCTGAAGGCCCGTCAAAGCTAACAACTTCGCCAATTTCCGTCCACTCCAAGGGGGTTGCCAACGCTTGATCAGTGTTATCGGTTATAGTTTTGCCGGTCGTATCAATCCCAACAGCGAAGGTATCGTCGGTAACAAAGCGCACAACAACCACTTTACTATTAAGCGTTGCTGCATCATCACCGGCAAAATTGGAAAGAGTTACAATGTCTCCTTCTGCTAGGCTGTGCGCCGTCGCGCCCAAAATTGTTGGATAGCCGACCGTTAATTCGGTAACAGTAACAGCTTCCCCGCTAGTTCCGCTAATTTCTAATTTTGTCCCTTGACTTTCAATAGCCACTTTTTTTCCTCCTCATTAAATTTAGGGTAAAGAAAACCCTATTAATTTTCTGTTCCCCAAACCATATAGTCGGCGATGATTCTGTGTGTGCCGACATCAGGCTCGTAATAATCCCTTTCGCTTTGAATTACGATTGAGTTCAAACTTACTGAATCAACCCTAAATATTTTTGTGTTAATTGCTCCTCTTATCGCTCTTGCTAATTCCTTTGCCGCCGCGTATGTTTCCGCCCATGCCTCAATCTGAAATCTCACATGAGCGATGCCGGATACTCCGCCAAGATGAACATCACTTGCGCCCGTAACCCTAAAGAACAGTATTAAAGGAAAAATGGGATTCTGCGGCAGTTCAGCGGCATAACATCTTGTGGTAATCGCCCGGACTGAATTGTCCGCAAGAATTGAGTATCGCAATGCTTCTTCAATTGTTGAAATCGCCATTACCTATTCAGCCCTTCAATCTGCTTTGTTGTTAGCTTTCCTTTTTCCGCTCGCTTCCTTAATCTTCTAGCCGCCGCGTAAATTTGTGCACGCAATTCTCGTGCAAGTATCTTTAGCGCAATCTCTTTTGTAGAATCCCACGCATTTCGTAAAAACGGATTTGGCGAAATACGCCCTGTAAACCTACCTGTCTTTTTTTGCGTCCTGTCTTTGGTGCCGAACTCTATAAGATGCGCATGAGGCGCGGACGAACCAACATAAACCGTAACTCTTGTCCTGTCGTATGTTTGCCCTTTTTTCTGGCTCGCTTTTAAGCTTGTTGATATTTTTAATGACTTTTCCAAATTGCCCGCATCTCCTCTCGGAACGTTCAGCTTTGCGACATTTAGAATAGGCGCGGCTGATTTTTTTAAAGCATTTCTAACCGCTGTTTTTTGCATTGATACCGTGGGAAGTTGCTCAAGCAGGTTAAGTAATTCCGGCAGTCCTTTTAATTTGCACGTGAATTCTTGATTCATTCCGCCCTCGCTCCCGCGTGGAGTTCTAGTCCCTCCCGGCGTCCTAGTTCTAAGCAAGCATAAATGTCATACTCTTTTCCGTCATATTCGATTATGTTTTCCACTCCAACATCTCTTCTCCACCATATTTTGAATTTAACATCGATGCTTGCCACTGTTTGTTTGGCCGCGTATCTTTCCGCGCCCCGTAAATATTGCACGTTTGCCCAAACGGTCGAAACATCTGACCATGTTTCGATTACTCCGCCAAAACTGTCAGTTGTTACGGTTTTCTTTTTTATAATAATTTGCCGATCCATTCTTCCGCTAATCATTAAAACTCCCACAACGGCGGCACTAAATTAATTAATCTATAATAAGTAATATCTTTAGGGCTTTCACTCATTTCGTTTCCTCGCTCCGCGTGGAGTTTTGCCGCCATATGTTTTATCGCTTGCTTTGCTATTACCGGAACATCCGCGCCGGTGTCTCCATATCCACAGGTGAAGGTGATATAAATAGGGTTGGATGGATAAAGCGTTGCTGAAGGCCATGAACAACCGTTTTTTAAAACTGCCCTGCCGCAATTTTCTCCGTTAGTTTCAACAATATAATCTTCAAAAGTATATTCCGTTCCGTCGGAGTCTTTATATTTGATAGAAAAATTATCTGATTGCAGATTGCCTAATGGTATTTTTATGTAATTAGAAGAGGGAAAAAAATCCAAATAGAGAATCCATGTTGCTGTTATCAACTGTCTTCTGGTATCGTTCTCCACGCTGTGTCTTGCGGCTTTCAGAATTTCTGCTAGATACGTGTCCTCATCGGTAACCGCGGCTTTCGTAACGATAGAAGTTCCGAAAGAACAGCTTGCAGTCTTCACGCTGGCTACGGTTCTTATATAAGATTTATTTCCCGTGTATTCTTTTTCATAAGTTGCGTTGTCCGTTTCCGTTGTTACCTGTTCGAAAGCTCCACCAGTCCAGTCTGTATAAGTAGA